CAGAATCGATAAAGATTGCATATACATAAGGCCCATGGTATTCCAATCTGAATCAACAATGGACATGTAGTTCAAAGGAGAAATGAAAGGTAAAATTATATCTGCACCGGAAGAAGTAGTGGAATCCAAAAATACGTGAGGTTTTTGAGACAGAGCGCAATTAAAATCTGCATCGTACGCCGTAACGTTTTCAAATTGATCCGAGCTAACATCCAAAATAGCCGATGCGCGCGGAGTATATCCTGATAAAATTTTCCCGTAATGAAATGGGGAACCGTTGATCAAAAATCTAACGTGTAAATTCGATCGCACCAAATTAAAGTTACTGATGCGATTAATAACACGCAGATTAGTATAAAATTCAACCCAGGGGTTGAATTTTTGAAAAAACGTGGTACCAGGAGTCCAATCAAAACTACGAATTCTAACTGGGCGCTTCAAAAAATCTCCTAGCGGAGCGTCATCGTTATCAACGTTTCCAAAAGTGGCATCCAAGTCGTTATGCACAACTTGCAACCATGCGGGGTTTGCGTCGTTAAAGGTTACATTCTGAGCCCGCGAGCTCTCAGTTTGTTCGTTAACCGTGATGTTAATCAAGGAATCGGAGCCTTTAACTGTGTCTATATTTACATTTTTATTTGTGTTAGCGAGTTAATTAATTTACAATGGTAAATGGGAAACTCAATCCATCTACCTGCATCTACATGTATTCCCGTAGCCAACGGGGGTAGTAAAAACTACCGAAACTATATATACAAAGCCTATGAAACATGAATCACAACATGAAGAAAAATATTTACAAATTTCATGGTATCCAATTATATACATCCCTTTTTAACAAATATCACATAACCCGATGGGATTCGGGCTGAAGCTTTTAAAGTGGTTTCGGACACTATTCGGAAATAAAAGACTGGGCGTCTTGCTCCAGATACTTCTTTTTCCACTGAACCATGCGTTCAGCATAACTTGTGTGCAATTCAGCACAGTGGTGTTCTATACCACATTTCGCAGCTACAATTTGCAATTTCTTCCTATTGCTTTCGTAAATGGCTTCGCCGTGAAAAAACCATTCTCGCATTGCTCCATCTATGTTACAGCCTGCCAATTCTTCCTTTGAAAGAGCTGCTGTTCCAATAACAGAGTGTAAGGACTTTAAAATAGACATGTCATCCAAAGGTGCAAAATACATTTC